CTGGTAATACTAATATTGAAGGTACGCTGACTGCTGATGGTCACACTGAATTAAATTCAACACTTAATGTTGATAGTAATACAACTCTTGGTGGTACGCTAACTGTTGCTAACAACACAGAAATCAATGGCACCTTAGATGTCGATGCAAACTTTGCAGTTAGATCAGGTACTACTGATAAGATGACTGTTGCATCTTCTACAGGTAACATTGCAACTGATGGTACTCTAGTTGTTGCAGGTCAAACAACTATCAATGACTCTCTAATTATTCAGAGTGATAATGAAGTAGTTAATATAAACAATGGATCTGGTGTTACTAAATTCAGTATTGATACTGATAATGGTAATACAAATATAATCGGTACATTGACAGTTGGTGATGCGACTCAGATCAACGATACCTTCCAGACATCTGGTGTCAACACATTTACCAATAACACAGAACAAACTCTTACAGGATCATATGCTGCTGATGGTGCTATAAGACTAACTGGTGGTGCAGGTATCGGTAAAAACTTAGCAGTTGGTGGCGGGCTTAGGGTTTATGGTGGAACTGAATTATCAGGTGCTCTCGATCTTAATAGTAGTGCAAATATATCAGGTTCAACAGTTATTGAAAATCAATTAATTGTTAAGGCAGATAATAAAGTATTTAAAGTACAAAATGCTAGTGCTGCAGATAAGTTTGTAATTGACACAGACAATGGTAATACTGAGACTCAGGGATCATTGACAGTTCAAGGTGATATAATTGGTAGTTCTGATTTAGTCATTACAGGAAATCTCACAGTCAATGGTACAACTTCTACAGTTAACTCAACAACGGTCACTATAGATGATCCTGTATTTACTCTAGGTGGTGATACTGCTCCTGCATCAAACGATGGTAAAGATAGGGGTATTGAATTTAGATATTTTGATGGATCTGCTAAACTTGGTTTCTTTGGATTTGATAGATCATCTCAAGAATTTGCTTTCCTAACTACTGCTACTAATAGTAGTGAAGTTTTCTCAGGAACTGATGCTGCATTAAGAATTGGTTCTCTAAGAGTCACTGGTGCAGGTACATCTGTTGATATTGATAATAACTTAAATGTTGATGGTACAGCAACAGTTGATGGACAGATCATCTCTCAACTTCCTCAGGGTACTGCTCCGTTTGTAGTTGCATCTTCAACTAAAGTCAATAATCTTAACGCAGATTTACTTGATGGATTAAACACAAGTGCTACAGACACAACTGGTAATAGTGTTGTAACTAGATCAGGTGGTAATTTCTCTGCAGGACAAATCACTGCTGCAACTGGAACTGGTGCTGCTGCAGGATTCTTAGGAAACGCATCAACTGCTGATACCTGGAAGACTGCTAGAACACTTACTATTGATGGTGTAGTAGATGGTTCAGTATCAATCAATGGTGGTTCTGATCCTACACTTTCAGTCACATTTAATGATGGAGACATCACTGCACTCGCTGCACAATCTGGCACAGGATACATGGTCAGAACTGCTACGAATACATATGCTCATCGTACGTTCCAAGTCACAGCATCTTCTGGTATTACACTAACAAACGCTGATGGTATATCTGGTAATACTACAATCAACGTAGCATCTGCAAGCACAAACGCTGCAAATAACTTAGTAATACGTGATGGATCTGGTAATTTTGCATCTAATCAAATTACTTCTAAGTTAGTCGCACAGAATATTCAAGTTGGTGTCACAGGAGCAAATGAGATTGATACATCAACTGGTAATCTAACACTTGATTCTGCAGGTGGAACTGTAAATGTAGATGATATATTAACTGTTCAAGGAACTACAACACTTAATGATGACCTAACTCTTGTATCAGCAAGTGGTGGTAATATAGTATTTGATAAATCAGATAACGCATTAGTATTTGGTGATAACGTTGCTGTCAAACTTGGTGCAGGAACTGACGCAGTTATTGAGTCTGATGGAACTGATACTCTTTATAAGTCAACAGGAACATCTAAACAAATAGTTCAAACAGCACAATTTGAAGTTAAGAGTCAAGATGGCACTTCATTTGGAATGATTGTTGATGCTGATGGAGGAGTTACTTTAGGATACAATGGACTTGCTACATTTGTCACAACATCAACAGGTGCAACTCTAACAGGTGATCTATTATCAGATTCCAATAATACTAGAAGCATTGGTTCTTCTACTAACAAGTATGCAAACGTACATGCAACAACATTTACTGGTGCACTGACTGGTAATGTAACTGGAACAGTATCCAGTATTGCAAACCATGATACTGATGCACTATCTGAAGGATCTACCAATCTATACTATACAAATGAGAGAGTTGATGATAGAGTTGATGCTCTTATAGTTGCAGGTACAGGTTTAACTAAGACCTATGATGATGCTGCAGGAACTTATACATTAGCATTTGCATTCTCTGAGTTTGATAGTGATAGCATTGTAGAAGGATCAACAAATCTCTTTACGACTGCTTCTAGAACAAGATCACACTTTACATATGGCACAGGTATTAAACTAACATCTGCTGATCTAGCAATAGACTTTACAGAGTTTGATACAGATAGTTTAGTAGAAGGAACAACAAATCTCTTTACGACTGCTTCTAGAACTAGAGGTCACTTTACTTATGGTACAGGTATTGCACATGATGGTTCAGGTGGTCTATCTGTAACTCAGTCAGATATTAGTACTGACAATGTTACTGAGGGATCTACAAATCTATTCACTACTGCTGCAAGAACTAGAACTCACTTTACTTATGGTACAGGTATTGAGCACGATGGTGCAGGTGGACTTGCTGTAACTCAATCAGATATTAATACTGATAATATAACTGAAGGATCTACAAACGTATTCTTTACAGATACTAGAGCAGATGCAAGAGTTGCTGCTGCTACTGGTGCAAACTTAGATCTAAGTCAGAAGTCTACTACAAACCTTCCAGAAGGAACTAATCTATATCATACAGAAGCAAGAGTACAAACAAAACTTGATCATGCGTTTGAGCAACTCAAAGCGATGTTGAATAACCTTGCAACTTCTACTACATTAAAACTAAATCTATCTGGTGATCCTACACCTGGTGCAGTTGTCACTCTTGGATCAATAACATCAAGTGGTGTTGGTGGATACACAGCTGGCACAAACCAAGCAACAACAGGTGGTAATGGATCAGGACTAACAGTTGACACTACAGTAGATTCTGATGGTGCTATTACAGCAATCGCACTAAACACTGCAGGAACCGATTACTTAATAGGAGATAGCATAACAATTACCAACCCTAATCTTGGTGGTGTTGCTACTCTTAACTTGGGTACATTATCTGGTGGTGTTGGTGGATTCTCAGCAGGAACTGCTGTTGCTACAACAAACTCTGGATCTGGTGATGATGCTCTAACAGTTAATACTACAGTTGATGGAAACGGAGCAATAACAAACGTTGTCATCAACGCTGCAGGAACAGGATACGCTGCAGGTGATACAATCACAATCGCAAACTCTAATGCAGGTGGTGCATCAACAATTGACACCCTTGTAGGTGGTACAGGATATGCAAACGGAACTGCTATCGCTACAACAACTACTGGATCTGGATCTGGTTTAACACTTGACCTAACAACTTCAAGCGGTGTTGTAACTGGTGCAGTAATAAACGCTGCAGGATCTGGATACGCAGTTGATGATACAATAACAATCGTCAATGCTAACGCATCTGGCGTTAAGACTCTTGGATCTATTGCTACAGCAGGAACAGGATACTCAACTGGAACTGCAATCGCAACAACCAATGATGGATCTGGATCAGACTTTACTATTGATATATCATCTGTAGATGCCTCTGGTGCGGTTACAGCAGCAGCGATTAATAATGATGGTACTGGATTTACAGCTTCTGATACTATTACAATCGTAAATGCTAACGCATCTGGCGTTAAGACTCTTGGTTCATTCAGTGATCCAGGCACAGGATACGCAAACGGAACTGCTATCGCTACAACATCATCTGGATCAGGAACTGGATTGACTCTTGATATTACAACTTCAAATGGAGTTATAACAGATGCAACAATTAATAACGATGGATCTGGATATGCAGCATCCGAAGTTATAACTATTGTTAACGCTAATGCATCTGGTATTAAGACCGTAGGAAACTTTGGTGCAACTGACGCAGCAAGAACACCTGGCACTTATACCTTAGGAACATCTGATTATGCTACTCAGGCATCAGGTGCTAATGCAACATTCACCATTGTTATTGGAATTGGTGGAACTGTTGATTCTGTCACAGTCACAGATGATGGATCAGGTTTCATTGTCAATGAGACAGTTACAGTTTTAGATGCACAACTTGGTGGTGGTGGAGCTGCTGCTCTTACCTTTGATGTTACAGCGATTCATGGAAATGGAGCACAGATCCCAGTATCTGCAATTCATGGAAATGGATGTACAATCCCAGTATCAGAGATTCATGGAAACGGAGCTACAATTGACATTGCTACGATCTTTACTGACGCAACTGTTAATGTTGCAACTGTATTCACTAATGCTACCTTCAGTCTATCCGACATCACAACTATGGAGGTTGGAGCAACTCTGACTGGTGCAACTTCAAATAGTACAGGGGTAATCACAGCGATGGATTCCTCATCTGTCACAGTTGATAATGTATCTGGATTCTTCAAGAAAGGAGAAACAGTTGGTGCTAATGATGTTACTAACTTGACTATTAATTCATTCGGATAATAACAAATGTCTGCTACAAGACCTGCAAGTAAAACAGAATTAAAAGACTATGCTCTTCGTAGATTAGGATTTCCTACGATAGATATTAACGTTGCGACTGAGCAGCTGGATGATTTGGTAGAAGAAGCGATAGATTACTATCAAGAATACCATTACAATGGTAGTTTTCAAACCTTCATGAGAATAGAGGTAACTGAAGCTATCAAGACTCAGGCAAAAGGATTCACTCAAGAAGGATCAACTCCTTGGTATGGACAAGATAATTATGTTTCTACACCACCTGGTACTTTAGGTATCAATCATGTATATACAAACATAGGTGCATCAAGCATAGTACCTGGTAATATTTTCAATATTAAATATCAAATATTTTTAAATGATATCTACTCCATGACTCATGGACAGATATTACATTACTTCCTAACATCTCAATACTTAGAGACTCTTGACTTCGTGACTAACTCTCAAGCAAATAGAAGAGTTAAATGGAATGAGCATTCAAATAGACTCTACTTAGACTTTGATTGGGATGATCTTACAGTCGGAGACTATATAATGGTAGACATGACTATGCGTCAAGATCCTACAACCTTTACTGACATGTTTAATGACAACTGGTTAAAGGATTATGTTGAGGCACTATTCCAACAGCAGTGGGGTAGGAACCTCAGCAAGTATGATGGTATTCAAATGTTAGGTGGGGTAACTCTTAATGGTCGTCAAATCCTTGAAGACGCAAGTAAATTCAAGGAGGATCTTGAAAAAGACATCCGTGATCGTTATGAAATACCACCACTAGATCTAATAGGATAATATGGCAATTCAGAACTCACCAGCTCAGGATTACGTTCAGTCAGATTATTCTAATGCAGGACGTTTAAAAGCGAACGCATCCTCACAAGAACAAAAATTTATTGAAAATCTAGTAGTAGAAAGCATCGAGATTTATGGGCAAGACATTTACTATGTTCCGAGAACGATTGTCAACAAAGATTCAGTCTTTGAAGAAGACTCGGATGGAAAATTTGAAAGTGCGAAAGCAATTAGAGCATATGTCAATAATGTTGAAGGATGGGAAGGACAAGGTGAGCTACTTAGTAAATTTGGAATCCGTATTGAAGACAAGACAACTTTTATATTCTCCCGTGAGAAATTTAAAGAGCATGTTGACGATAGTGTCACGCTTAACGTCGAAGGGAGACCAAACGAAGGGGACTTAATATATTTTCCAACAACAAAACATTTATTTGAAATTCAATTCGTTGAAGCAGAAAAACCATTTTATCAACTAGGAAAAGGATATGTTTGGGAATGTCAGTGTGAACT